TATAGATCTAATGGGTCAATATCTCTTATGATAACTTCGCCCTTACCATTATCTTTCATAGGGTCTTGATAACACATCATTACTCCCATACCAGATACATAGTAGTCGTCTACTACATTTCTAAGAGCAGTTACTCCATCTGAGATATCCCACATATACGCAAGTAACCCATTTATCATTTGAGCGACTTGATTATCGCTGTCTTCTCTAGGGGATACTCTAAACTGAGGTCGATTAGCAGTCAGTAATGCTTTAGCCATTTCAACTGCCGGATGAAGTCTATTTACTACAATTGGAGCCTGACCACGCTCTTTTAGTATACGAGCTTGTTCTTTTGTCCATTGCTGTCCTAAACGAAATTCTCTATCTTCTTGGGCTTGTATAGCCCACTTTTCACGGTTATTAGAGTAGTCCGTGAATAGTTTTTGGGTGGAATCCACCAAATCTTTAGGGGATTTATTTTTCTCAGCCATAGTTATCCTGTCAATAAATTAAGGCTACAGAGTCATCCAGTCAAGAACTTTCTTACCTAATCCGGCTTGCTCATCAACTTTGGTAAAATCTTTTCTCCTACTAGGTCTTGAGCCGTCTAATGCGGTCCAAATTGCATCCATAACATCATCGTGCTTACCTCTGGGGTAAGATAAAAACTCAGCTTGTGCCTCTATATCCTGAGGTCTAAAAAAGAACTGCTTCTTAGCAAGTAATGGGACTAGTGAAAGTAATCGCTCTGATTTTCTATTTCTAGGTTTAACGCCCTTCTCTAGCCCCGGTATATATAAATTTTGTTCCTGCATCTGTTTCCTAACAGCACTCCTCAATGCTTCCTGATAGGCGACAGTTTCTATCTTCATTCTTTTGGGTCTGTACTTTTTAAACTGTTTAATAATAGCATCTGGTTGGTCAGCAGGGTCAATCTTAGTCCTAACGATATTGATTATATATATGTTACCATCGTTACATATACCCACGGTGGCTATCACAAAAAAGTCAGCCTTTATAGATAAAGAAGATGCTGGGTCTACGCCAGAATAGACAGCTACTGGTTTCAATTCCTCCTCATCATCGGGTAATTTTTTAACAAGTATAGCCTGTCCATCCCTAATCTCAAAATCATAGTGATGCATCTGTATATATTCTGGTTTAAAAGGAGCATCGTCAGGAGATTGTGCTATATTCATATACTCCTGATAAAACCCATTCAGGTTCCCTACTGAGGCAAACTCATCCTTTATCTGTAAAATTCTCTCTCTAGGGAATCTTGCCTCCCATAAACTCTTCTCATCCTCATCCCATATAGAATACCATAGTACATCCCAAGCAGGTGACTCCTTTGCCCAACATAAAAAGCAATCTTCAGAGATAACTGTGCCAATCATCGCAATTCTACCATCATCGCTTAATGATGGTATAACCGCTTCGGTTATCCATTTACGGTTCTTAGCTCTGGCTTCGGGAGTGAAAGCATTCAGTTCTGATTCAAAGTCGTCAATAATAATGAGGTTAGGTCGAGTGTCCCCCTCAATAAAGCCTCTGACTCTTTGACCAGTCCCCACAGCAATAATACGAGCACCATTTGAAAGAATAATATCATTATTAGTCCACCTGCGAGCAGTAGCGGGACCCATATCTCCAAAGTTCTCTGAGAAGGTTTTAGAATGTGTAAGATGGTACTTTATCCTTGACAGAAAGTTGACAGACTGACTTTGGCTTTCTGATATAATGACAATGAATAAGTCTTCAGTTTCGGACTTAAATGCGACCTTCCATAAGGGGTAAATGAGAGAAACAGTAGTAGACTTAGCAGTACCACGGGGAGCCGCAACAAGAAGCCTTTTCTTAGACTCATTCCTAAGATGGGAATAGAGTTCAGTGTGAAAAGGTGGAATATCCCTATTAAGAGCAGTAGGGAAACAGACCTTACCAAAAAGCCCCATACTTTCCCTAAACTTCTTAAGTACTTGGAGTTTCTGATACTTTTCCTCGTAGTTCTCCATTATTTTCCGTTGTTTCTGTTAGTTTTAACTTTTGTTCTTCTTCTAGAACATCCGCTATTAGTTTCTTAGTTGACACACCTTCAATAGACCTAGTGGTCTTTATAGTGTCTTTATCATCCATACCGTGCAATGACATAAGTTTTTCTGTCGCTCTCATCATATTGGTGACATCTTTCTTATCTCTTGCCATTTGTATGGCTTCCTCCATCAAGTCCATGACATACTCACGGTCCTTACCGGAGTCTTTTAATAATACATCTAATTCTTCTCTTACCACTTTCTTAAACTCCTCTGTTCGTATACGCCTTTTCCACCGTCTCCTCTGCTGGGAAGTTGTTTGTCCCATAACCATATCAATAGCGAGGTCAGCATCAAAGTTAGTAGAAACATATGCGAGGGCAAGATTCTTCCACCTTTCGGAACGAGACTGTACTTCAAGGGCTGGTTTCCCAGAGAGGGTCCAAGGGGTCGACCTGCCCTCAGCATAAAATTTCTGTGTTTTATAGTTTGGATTGTGCATAATGTACCCATATGGGGTTCTGATATACAATGTCGGCTGATTCCTATCTGCTTCATACCTTTTCCTTTTCAATACGATAGCGATGTAATCATCGTCAGAGATACAGTATTCCCCTTCCTGAGCGTCCTTCCAATGCTTATATTGAATCTTTTGCTCCTGTGCCTCCTCTAAGGTGTACACGGGGTATGACTTTCTCCCCTTCTTATGATTTATGCTTATTTCGAACACAATCGCAATTAGTAGTCTCGCATATAATCGTTGTTGCTATACCTACCAACCTTCTCCTCTAGTTTAAGAAGCTCAGTTGTGATGTAGACACAAGCGTCTAACAGTTCCTCCAAGGTCTCTTGAATCATATCTCGACCATCTCTGAGTCGCATATCTTGATTATACTTCTTTTGTCCAACTTCTAGTCTTTCGGCTATTAATTCTATAATTCTTTCATTATTAGACACGGACTGCCCTCCTGAACCATCCATACCAGAATTTCTCCTGTTCTTCGTCCCTGCATACTATCTCAGCAAACTTCAAAACTCTATACGCCCTGAGTCTTTCTGTCTCCAGTTTCTTAATAGCCTTTAGTGTTTTAGGACCGACCCTACCATCTACCACGACACTACCCTTATACTTCCCATTGATAGCGTGCTGGAGTACCCTACCAGCACCCCTAGGTCCAAAATTAACAACCATATCAAAATACAGCTCCTGTAGCCTGTCGGGGACAAGATATGCCTTAGAGGGCTTCCAGTACTTCTCGTGATAGATATATATAGCCCTTTCTTCGGTAAGATTCTTTATATCCTCCTCTGGAAAAGCCCTTCGAGATATACCCATGTTAGTCTCACCGCCCTTATCCTTCGGGTCGTCAACATATCCACCCTCGTGGTGCAAGACAGTCTCTATTATCCTCTCAAAGTTCTTTGTATACATAGATACTCCTTTAGTAAAATGTGATATATCTTATAAAAATGCAACTTAGCCGTAAAATACGCCAGTTTAGTCGTCTTCTGCAACAACATTATCAGCAGGGATAGTAACCTCATCGTTCTCCTCCTGTTCCTGTTTCGCTTTCTCTATTTTACTCTTTACAAATTCGCCAAATTCATCGTCCTTACCCATAAACTCTACAAACATAGAGAAAACGGCAAAGAAATCCTGTACTTGGTTGTGTAATTGGTTGAATTTAGGAATCAGGTCCCTTAAAGCTTGTTCGTGTAGACGAAGTGCTTTGTCCCTATCCTTATTAGTGGGTTTCTTACCCTTGGTATTAGCCATAATAGCCTCCTATAGTCTCGTTCGTTGCTATCTTAGTTAGCTAAGAAAGTATAAGGCTTGACTTGTTAAAGAAAACCTTAATTCTTAGCTTACTAGGTAGGCTTGAAGCTAAGGTCTAGTAGCTAGTGTGTCAAGTGTTTTTTGTACTATAGATAGATTTTCATACTCCATATGGTGCCAACAGTACTTATGACCTTCTTTGAGGTCTAGAAACCAATGAACCACACTATCTGGGTAGATTACCTCCTCAAAGATGGTATTAGTAACCTCGCCATCATAGAATATAGGGTTATTAGGCTCTCCATTATCAAGAGATACTCCAAAAATAATACAAAAAAGCGATATAGTAACGATTTTCATACCGTGAAATTATAAAGATGAAACCGTTGAAGAAAGAACCATTTGTCAAAACTAAAACTAGAATGGGAGTTTGTGATATACACCAGCGTGTACCCCTTCAAGTTTCACTTGGTGGGGGGTCCACTTAGGTTGAGAGTTAGCACATATAGTATTGTGTCACACATCACAGCTTAACGACACACTATCATAGGCTAGGTACTACACTAGCACTAGCAGTGTGCCTACTATGAGAGTAACACAACCCATAGTCTGTTGGGTAGCACAGGCTAGGGCTCGTCCTCTTCCGTACTATACCTACACCCTATGCCTACAGGAATAAGGACTCTTTCGTAGACATACGGCTCGGCTAACCCTACTCGCTACGCTCCTACCAATAGGTCAACCTAAGCGTACCTATCCCCACTTAGTACTGCCGTACTAACAAGCAAGTAAAACTCTAGGGCTACACGAACGCACTC